ATATATGTCCAATGGTGTCGTGGTAACTCTTAACTCTGTAGCACTGAGCGATCACGTCACTAGCGCAACAATTAATCGTATTTTTGAGGAGCTGGAGGTAACTGCTATGGGCGACTCTTCCAGGAAATATACAAAAGGTTTGGAAACTAGCACCATCTCGCTAGACTTTTTGAGCGATACCGCGGCAGCTAACGTAAACGCTACGCTTCAAGCTGCGTGGGGTACAACTGTACCTCTCACACTAAAGCAGACAAGCGCAGCTACATCGGCTACCAACCCTTTATATAGCACTACAATCCTGGTAAACAACACGACCGACATTAATGGCGCCGTGGGCGATATTGCCAGCCAGTCGATTACGTTTACCTGTAATTCTCCAATCGTACTAACTACTACTTGATACTAAAGAAAAGGGGCTAACAAATGGCACGACTCAAAATAACAAGGGTTACCGGTGAGGTTACTGAGCATCAGATAACTCCACGGATCGAGTACGCCTTTGAGCTTTACGCAAAGCAAGGCTTTCATAAGGCCTTTCGTTTGGATGAAAAACAGAGTGACGTGTACTGGCTGGCGCATGAGTGCCTAAGGTCGGCAGGCGTTACGGTCCCTATGTTTGGAGCCGAGTTTCTCGATATGTTAGTTAAGGTTGAGGTACTAGACGACGAGCCTTTAAGCTAGGGCGCGACTCTCTAACTCATTTGGTAGCGCAACTATCAATAAGGTTAGGGATCGCGCCTCAAGCGGTACTCGAGCTAGATACCGAGATGTTTAAGATGTTAGTAAAGGTATTAAACGAGCAAGCGGAGGAGTCTAAAAATGTCCGTAAACCTAGACGGCGTTAAAGAGACTATTCGCGCGCTGCGTAAAATAGATCCCGAGCTACTTAAAGAAATGAATAAAGAAATTAAAGGGGTAATGATACCTATTCGCGATAAGGCTAGGGACTACGCTCCTACGGCTGCTCCCGGTGGGCTTTACAACTGGGACGATGGAGCTAAGGATAAAAAGATTACGGCTCGGACTTCAGCTTTTAGAGAGTCTACTTTAAGCGGTAAGACTCGTCGCCTTTTTCCTTTGTATAACGCCGAGGCTACACGTAAAGGGATTTACTACTCTCAAGCTCCAAGTAAGCGCAATAGCAAGGGATGGAGCTCTCAGTACATAGTAGCTAATGCCTCAGCAAGTGGAGCTATCTATGAAACCGCGGGACGTAAAAACCCGGGCGGCTCCTCTAAGAGCAGGTCTAATAACCCTCGCGCGGGTGCTAATTTTATTAGCCGTATGGGTCCTTTGTACGGTCCCGACCAAGCCTCTCGCGGTCGCATGATTTATAGAGCGTGGTATGAGGACCAAGGTAAAGCTACGGCAGCGGTAGTAAGAGCTATTGAAAACACTATCGCCGCCTTTAACCAAGGCCGCTACGACAAGGCCGCATAATGAAGCTACCCGATTTATTCGTTAATGCCGTTACGACCTTTGACGGCAAGGCCCTTGCTAAGGGACAAAAACAAATAGGCGGCTTTGAGAAAAGCGTAAAGAGTTTAGCTAAAGCCTTTGGCGTTACTTTTGGAGCTGCGGCTTTAGCGCAATTTGGTAAAAAATCCGTTAAGGCTTTTGCCGAGGATGAAGCTGCCGCCGTACGTTTAACTAAGGCCGTAGAAAATCTAGGGCTTGGCTTTGAGAATACACGCATAACCCGATTTATAGCCGACCTAGAAAAGTCTGCTGCGGTCGCCGACGATGTTTTAAGGCCTGCGTTTCAGACCCTAATTTCTACGACGGGCTCGTTTACTAAGTCTCAGGATCTACTAAACCTTGCCCTCGAAATCTCGGCAGGTACTGGCATCGATGCCGCCGAGGTTGCTAAAGATTTAAGCCTTGCCTACCTTGGACAAACTAAAGGTATAGCTAAATACAACACGGGGCTATCAAAAACAGAATTAACCGCCGCGGGTTTTTTAACTATCCAAGAAAAACTAACCGAGCAATATAGCGGACAAAATGCAACTCGTTTAGATACTTACGCGGGTAAAGTATCAGCCGTACAAATTGCTTACGGAAACCTACAAGAAACCGTAGGCGGTGCTTTAGTCGATGCCTTTGCACGGCTCGCAGGCGATACAACTACCGAGGATTTAACAGAGAGCGTAGATAACCTTGCAGACTCTCTAGCCGCGGTCGTAGAATTAGTAGGACAACTAGCTACACCTTTTGTATTTTTAGCTAAACTAGGCGGCGATTTTGGCATGGCCATCACCAAACTAGGCTACGCCGTAAGCGGCGAGGCTTTTATGGGCGTAGTAAACAACCGTCAATATGGAGGAGCGGCAGCCGATAAATATAGAGCTACCGAGGAGGCCGCTAACGCTAAGGCTCGAGCTAAGGCTGAGGCCGATGCAGCCAAGCGCCAAAAAGAGTTACTAGCTCTACAAAAGAAAAGCGCTATAGCTGAGAAAAATAAACTTTCGTTATCTAAGGCTGCGGCCGTATTTGACTCTAACCGTATTTCTATAGCGGCTGCACTACAGGCTACGTATGACAAAGAGACACGCCTACGCCTTGAGGCGCTTATGGCTATTGAGGATGAAAACGGGACTCTAGCTTTACAGAAAATAGGCGAGCTTGCAGCGTTTCAGAAAAACGCAGACTTAGCTAAATTAGCTGGCATTACTCAGATTAGCGAGGCAACTCTTTCGGCTCTTAACACTCAGCTACTAGCCGAGCTTAAGATTATTAACGATAGCAAGATGGCCGAAAAGGATAAAGAGGCTGCTCGAGATATTGCTTTTGGTAAATATAACGCAGCTATAACTAAGGCAGGCGAATTAGCAGCTAAAGAGAGCTATAGTGAGCGCGTACAGATACAACTAACCGAGATAGCTCGTTTAGCTTCTCTTAGCAATACTACAAACGCAGCCCTTACCCTTACAAAGTTTCGCGAGTCTGCCGAGCTAAGCATGATTGACCGCGTGGCTAAAGCTCAAGCCGATGCCGATGCTGCTCGTCTCAAGGCGTTACAAGAATATATAAGGATGTTGGAGTCTGTAAGCGCTGCTAAAAGTCTTTCACAAATGGGATCTCCGCAATTAATACCAGCTAACACTACTAATTTTACTAAGAGTAATCCAATTATTGCAGCACTAGCCGCTCAAGTAGATTTATCCGATGATATTGCTCAAGAGTCATTTTTATCTGGTATTGCGGGAGGTGCTGATATTGGTAGCGCGGTACGAGGCGCTAACTATGCAGCTCAGGCCGCCGCGATGTATCAAATAACTATTAACGCTGGCGCTATTGCTTCTCAAGATGAATTTGCCGGACTTATTCAGGATACTATTCAACGCCTTAACCGCGGCGGAGATCCTCTAACTACGGCTGGCGTGCTATGACGGTCCCTACAATAAACGCGGTTATTAATTTTTCTACGGGGCCTGCCTTTGCTCAAGCTATGATTTTAGATAGTGGCCTTTTAGGTACAAACGTTTTAGCCGATGCCGCCTCTCTTATCGTGGACGTATCTAACGTCGTTGATGGTGTTACAACTACTAGAGGCCGTAATGCTCAAGCCGACGTTTTCCAAACAGGTACTTTAACTCTGCGTATCGTGGACCAAAATGGAGACTTTAACCCTCAAAATGCGGCAGGGCCTTACTATGGATTACTTACGCCTCTACGTAAAGTACAAATTACGGGCACGTATGGCGGTATCGAGTACCCGATGTTTAGCGGCTTTATTACTAGCTATACAACTACTACGCCTAAGATGGCGACCGATGTAGTTTATACAACTATAACCGCCGTCGATGCTTTTAGACTTTTCCAAAATAGCCAAGTCTCTACTATTACTTTAGCTGAGGCAGGAGACTTACCGGGTGAGCGGGTAAACGCTATTCTAGACGAAATTGGGTGGCCTCCATCCATGCGAGAAATTCAATACGGAGACACCATTTTCCAGGCCGACCCTGGTACGGCTCGCACGGCGCTACAAGCTCTACAAACGGCTACTATCTCCGAGTACGGAGCTTTATATATTAATGCTAGAGGATCCGTAGAGCTACACGATAGGGCTTTTTGTATTGACTCTCAGGCTTTGCCACCTGTTGTATTTAATGACGATGGCACCGAGATTACATATTTTAACGCCGTCTGGCGTCTAGACGATACGCAGGTATATAACTCGGCCTCCATTACAAAAATAGGCGGTACGGCTCAGCTTGCGCAAGATGATGCCTCTATCGAGGAGTATTTTGTACACTCCTATAATCAGCAGAATTTAGTAATGGATACTAATCAAGCGGCTTTAGATTATGCACGCGCATACGTGGCAAGCCGCAAGGATACGCGGACCCGCTGCGATGCTATAGAGCTAGACCTTTATACGCCAAACTATAACGATGGCATAATCGCAGCTCTTGATTTAGATTTTTTTGACCCTGTAGAAATTACAACTAACCAGCCCGGTAACTCAACCCTCCAACAGACTTTACAGGTTTTCGGCGTAGTGCACCGTGTTACGCCTAACTCTTGGAAAACGACTTTTACGACACTAGAGCCGATTATCGACGGCTTTATACTAAACTCATCACTATATGGAGTGCTCGATACCTCCGTGTTAGCGTACTAAGGAGCATAAAATGGCAGCTGGTCTAGGGTTTAAGACCTTTACAACTGGTGAGGTATTGACGGCAGGAGACGTAAACGGCTACCTCATGCAAGGCGTACTCGTCTTTGCATCCTCAGCCGCTAGAGCCTCTGCCATTACATCGCCTCAAGAGGGACAATACTCATACCTTAAAGATACTAATGCGACCGAGTTTTACGACGGTAGCGCTTGGGTTGCTGGTGCAGCCGGCGATATTACGGCAGTTAATACCGCCGTTACCTCAGGACTTACAGGTGGAGCCGCAAGTGGAGCGGTGGATCTATCGCTACTACTTAATTTTAACGCGCAGACCGGTACGACTTACACTCTTGTATCAACAGACCTCAATAAACTCGTGACTACCTCTAACGCGGCAGCCGTTGTAGTGACGGTGCCGCCTAGCGTATTTAGTGCAGGGCAACAAATTAATGTGCAAAGTATTGGCGTAGGTCTTACCTCTTTTGCTCAAGGCGCAGGCGTAACTATTACATCAACAGGAGCAACGGCCTCGGCTCCTGTTTTAAGAGCGCGCTACTCAGCTTGCACAATTATTTGTACGGCTAGTAACACTTTTACAATTTTGGGCGACCTAAGCTAATGAGTCCAATTTTAGGAATTATGGCAAGTCGCTTTACGCCTTTAACTTTTTCCGTTGATTATTTAGTTATTGCCGGGGGCGGGGGTGGATCTAGTGCTCAAAGCGGTGTAGATA